TCACTTGTAAAATAGCTGTATGTATATTAAAAGGAACATAAGGTGATAAACTTTGAGTAGTCCAACCTGTCAAAGTTGTCCCATAAGCTAATAATACTGGTTGTATAAACTGAGGCCCATTCCACGTCCCACTATTAGCTACTGTTGTTGAATATACAGAGTTCCAATTAGCACTAGTAGACGAAACTATTGAAGATATTGTTTCCCAGGTTGCACTGTTTGTCTGAGTCGTAGAGAAATTAGAGTTCCAATTAGCACTAGTAGACGAAACTATTGAAGATATTGTTTCCCAGGTTGCACTGTTTGTCTGAGTCGTTGAATAATTAGAGTTCCAATTAGCACTAGTAGACGAAACTATTGAAGATATTGTTTCCCAGGTTGCACTGTTTGTCTGAGTCGTAGAGAAATTAGAATTCCACTGTTGACTATTTCCTCCTTGTGCGCCTACTAAACCACCTGCGACTACATTTGCATTCGCGCTAATACCTCTACCAGTATTAGTAAACATATCATAATTCACAGTGATTCGCTGAGTAGAATCATTTACTGTAAATTCGGGCCCTAGAACAGCAGAAACAACACCATTCTGGGTTGTTACTGATATTCCGTTCCCCCCGGAAACGCTTAGATTGAAGAACGTATAACCACTCCATGCACTAGCAGGTGGATTTGAAGAATTTGAATAATACAACGTAACAGCAGTTGAGTCGTAGACTATATCACCTATTTCTACTGCAGATAACGGAATACTATAAGCTGCTGTAACATATCCTGTTGGATTAGTGCTTAGTAATTTTGTTACAGTGCCCCAGTTTTTGACACCTACAGGTATACCACCGATTGTTACACCATCTCCGACGAATAACCTTTTGGTATCTGTCGTCCAAGCTGGTTCACCTACATCAAATATTACCGATTGAAGGTTTCTTATTACGTTCAAGCCTTGTCTGAATAAAATTTTTGTTATACTGTTAGCCATTGTAATAAGTATTTATATGGAAAAACAAAAGGAGCAACCAAAAATTTATACAGCATTAGCTCGTGGAGTGTATATTGAAGTATTCAATGCTGACAATGGAATGCGTCTTTATACCCTTTCTCTTGGTAGTAATTTCCATGTTGTCGCTGGTCCATACGTTAATGGTGAAGTAATGACAGTTTATATTCAAGATTTTGTTGGTAACCGATATCTTAAGACTTTTAATTTAAAAACAGGTATATTAAAATACACAACAAGTGCTAATTAAATGACTCTCGACTCTCACAAAATTTTTAGACTTTACGAATCTGCTAAGATCTCAGATCCTTGGCAGCTCTGGCTTTCTAAGTTAAAACATACTAAGAATCCTGATGGCTCTATAGATATTGACGGAGATGTAGATCTTAGTCATAAGAATCTTAGTAAACTACCCTTTAAATTTGGCAAAGTAAGTGGAAATTTCATCTGTTCTTATAATAATCTAAGCTCTTTAGAAGGTGCTCCGAGTTCTGTGAGTGGAGATTTCTACTGTTATAATAATAATCTAAGCTCTTTAGAGGGTGCTCCGAGTTCTGTGAGCGGAAATTTCATCTGTTTTGGTAATAAGATTTCTAAGGAAGAGGAAGCAGAATATAGAAAATTCTTAACATTACCAGACGAAGTTAAGAAGAAGATAAGGGGCTTAGGGTCTAAGGAAGATCAAAGAGATATGAGAGAATTATTGGATATCTAAAAATAAATCTAATTGAACTTCCATTAGTCGTAATTATCATTATTTACATGCAACTCATCGATGTAAATTTAGCAGAAGAACCTGTTAACTTAGAAAAATTTCAATATTACCCTTCTGAGGATTACCCAAAAATTATATTAGGTTGTTTAATTAGACACAAATACGACCAAGAACGTTTAATTATAAATGAAAAATATAATTCTGAAAGTATTCATTTTATTGAAAATAAGCCTTACATAAAATCTTACTTTTTTACTGGAATACCAATTAAATTTAGCAAAAAATATTTATCTCTTTTATCTGACGTAGAAAACATTTCTGATTCATACTCTGACTACACAGAAAATCTCAATGAATATAAGACAATTTTAGAAAAACATAAACTAAGTTGTAATGACTGTAGCTTAATCTTTGATAATAACATATTTCCAATTGACGGAAAACATTTAGATAAACTAACAGGAAATAAGCTTAAGATTAACCAACTATATAAAGATTTTTTTATACATAACTCTGAAAACTGCTTTCAATGTTTTGGTTCACTTAGTATATTTATCTTAACTAGCTCACTGCTTTCCGATGAAAGTTATGAAAGTTTATATCAGGGTGCTGAACTAGTAGTTGCGTAATAAATAATTTTCCAATAGTAACTATGAATACAAAAACTGAAGAGAAATCTTCTATCCAGCCACCAGTAAATTTTCTAGAAGAAATGGGAACTTTTAATTTCGTGTCAAAATATGCTCGATACAATGAATTAATGTCACGTCGAGAAACTTGGGAAGAATGTGTTAATAGGGTATTAAAGATGCATCTAACAAAATATAAAGATCTTCCTCCAGATGATATAGAAAAAATTAAATGGGCATTTGGTTTAGTAAAAGATAAAAAAGTTGTCCCAAGTATGAGGTCGCTTCAATTCGGTGGGAAGGCAATTCTAAATAAACATCTCAAAATCTACAACTGTTGTATGAGACAAATTGATAGTATACGAGCATTTTCTGAAGTGATGTATGCTCTACTTTGTGGGTGTGGTGTAGGTGTAGGTATAACAAAAAAATATATTAATAGACTACCTGATTTAGTTGATGAATCTGATAAAACAGGTAGTGTAATAGCTTATACAATACAAGACTCAATTGAAGGGTGGTCAGATAGTTTCGAAGCGTTATTATCATGTTATTTTAGAAATACCGCATTCTCTGGTAGGAAACTTATTTTTGATTATAGTAAAATTAGATCTGAAGGCTCTCCTATTAAAACAGGTGGTGGTAAAGCTCCTGGGTATAAAGGTTTAAAAAGAACACACCAAAAAATAAAACAGCTACTTGATGATATAATTGAAACTCGGCATCAAAAACGTTTAAAATCTATTGATGTTTATGATATTATTATGCATGAAAGTGATGCTGTTTTGTCAGGAGGTGTTCGCAGAAGCGCTTTGATTTCTTTATGTGATAAAGATGATATTGAAATGCAATCAGCAAAAGCATATTTTAAAGTGAATAAACATACAAAATTTTATTATGATGAAGATACTAAAAAATGGTATGGTAAAATAACTCTTGAAAATAAAAAGAAATATGAAGTAGAAATATCTGATTATGAATATCAAGAAGACGTTTGTAAAAAAATGCAAATTAACTGGTTTCATATAGAACCTCAACGAGCTCGCTGTAATAATTCTGTATTACTTTTAAGAAAAGATTTAAAACGTGAGGATTTGGCTGATTTAATCAAACATACAAGAGACTTTGGTGAACCTGGTATTTTTCTTACAGATGATATACGAGCTTTAATTAACCCTTGTTTTCATAGAGATACACGTATTGCTACAGATAAAGGGTTAAAAAGAATAATTGATTTATATGATGAAGATAAACGGTTTAATGCTGTAATTGACAACAGAATTGGTAAAGGTAATATCTTCAATAAAGACAGTAAAGCTGTATCTGTTACAAAAGCTTCTCAAGTAGTTCTTACACAAAAAAATGCTGATTTATTTGAAGTGGTTACAGAACACGGAAACCGTCTTTTAGTTACTAATAACCATACATTTATAATACCTAATAAAGGTAGAGTTCAATTAAAAGATATCAAAATCGGTGAAAAAATTTTACTCCAACCTGAAAAAGGTAAATTTGGTTCTATTGGAACATATAATGACGGGTTACTTCTTGGATCAGTAACAGGGGATGGAACATTTACACCTAACCGTTTAAATGCTACGAGTGCAAGTATGTCAATTTGGGAAGATGATTTTGATGTATTGGATGATTTTATTAGTAGATTAAATAAAGTCACTAAAAATATATCTCACCCTGCAGCTAATAAGATTAAAAAATGGAATAACATATTTGAAGGATTTAATAACAAAAAAGGAAAAATTGTAGGATCAAGTCAATTATTTAAACATTTTAGAGATAACTTAAATATAACCAATCCCGTATCTATTAAAGATAGAATACCTGAATGTGTTTGGCAGGGAACTGAAGACATGGTAAGAGGGTATATTCATGGTATGATTTTTACAGATGGGAGTGTTAATCTTAAATGCGCTAATAAGGGATCAGTATCAACGCTAAATGTTGAAATTTCTCAAAGTAATCAGTTTTTATTAGAAGATATTCAGATTTTGCTTCAAAATTTTGGTATTGTATCAAGACTATATAAATTATATGATTCACATGATATGGCTATGCCTGATGGAAAGGGTGGGTTGAAAACTTATCCATGTAAAGCTGGATTTAGATTATCTATTAATAGACCAAACTCTATAAAATTATTAAAAACTATAGGTTTATACGGTAGAAAGCAAAAGTTATTAGAAGATTTACTCAATATTAGAGGTTATGATTGTAATAAACCAGAACGATATATTACTTCAATTAAATCAATAAAATTTTCTCATAAAGATGACGTATTTTGTTTTACTCAACCTAAGACAAATTCAACTATAGCAAATGGATTAAGTGTTGGACAATGCGGTGAAATACAGACAATACCAGAAACTGCAACAGGTGAATGTGGTATGCAGAATTGTAATCTGACAACAATAAATGGTGCAAAAATAATATCTTTAGATAATTTACTAGAAGTTACTGAAGCTGCAGCTATTATAGGAACACTTCAAGCAGGTTATACTGATTTTAAATACCTTAATATTGCAGCTAAACATGTAACTGAAGAAGAAGCTTTACTAGGTGTCTCTATTACAGGAATTATGGATAATCCTGATATTTTATTAAATCCTGATAATCAACAAAAAGGTGCTAAAAAAGCTGTTGAAATTAACAAAATTTGGGCTAAGAAAATAGGAATTAATCAAGCTGCTCGTGTAACATGTATTAAACCAGATGGTAATACCTCAACAACATTAGGAACTGCACCTGGAATTCATCCCCAACATGCAAGAAAATTCTTTCGTAGAATACAATGTAATAAACAAGAAACACCTTTTAAATTTCTAAAAGAGCATAACCCTCAAATGTGTGAAGAGAGTATTTGGTCAGGAAATAAAACTGATGAAGTAGTAACATTTCCTATTACAATTTCTGATAAAGCTGTAATTAAAAAAGATTTAACAGCTTTACAACATTTAGAAATTATTAAGAAAACACAGCAAAATTGGGTTATTCCAGGAACTACGGAAGCAAATAAGAAACCTATTACACATAATATCAGTTGCACTATTATTGTTAAGGATAATGAATGGGAAGAAGTAATAGATTATGTTTATAAAAATAAAGAATATTTTACAGCTATATCTTTCTTACCATATAAGGGTGATAAAATTTATAAACAAGCACCGCTTGAAGCAGTTATAACTGAAGAAGATGAAAAAAAGTTTAATGAATTAACGTCTAAGTATAAAGTAATTAACTATAAGAAAATGTATGAAGATGGTGATAATACAAAACTTATGGAGGAGGCTGGGTGTTCATCAGGTCAATGCGAAATTTGATATTCTCACATACACCACCATTAAGTATTTATATGAGAGATTTTGTCATATATGAAATAAAAAATATAAAAAACAACAAAAAATATATAGGTAAAGCGGTTGATTCACAAATAAGATGGGCAGACCATAAGCGAACAGCAAAAAAAGAAATAAACTTACCTCTATATAATGCAATTAGAAAATATGGAATTAAAAACTTTATGTTTACTATAATTTTTAATTGTAAACATAATATACAATCACTTAATTTTCATGAAACTAGATTAATTAAAAAATATAATACTCTTGTTCCAAGCGGTTATAATATAGCCAAGGGTGGAAACGGTGGAGATATTTTTAATAGCCTATCAATAAAAGACCAAAACAAAAAAAGAAGAATTCATTCAGAATATCTGAAAATACATAATCCAATGCATAACGGGTCAGTTTATGATCATTGGATAAGAACTTATGGTTATAAAACTGCTATGAAAATGAGGCATAATCATATACAAAAAATTAAAAAGACTAAATCTATCTATATTAATACTAATAAATATAAATTAAAAATATCTAAAAGAATGAAAAAAATAAAGTCAAAAGGTTTATCATTTCAACATAAACAACGATTATCAGAGCATAATTCAGTAAGATATAGAATGGATGAAATTAGAAATATGTTTGTAAATAAAAAATCTATTAAAAATATATCATTATATTTTAATGTTTCCTGCTACACAATAAGAAAAAAATTACAAATAATGAAATTAATACCATCAGACAGAGAACAAAAATATATAGATAAATATGGTCAATGTGAAATACCATAATCTTGATTTTATAAACTCTTACTTTAGAATAAATATTAATACGAATGAAATCATTTCTATTGACGGATGAACAGTTAAATCTTGCAAAAGATCTTGCACAAAAAATTAAAGACTCTAAAGAATATACCAAATTCTGGAAAATAGATAATATCGTAATTGGTATTCTCGGAGAAATGGCCTATGCACAACTAAAAAGTTTTAATATCAATGAAAACGTGTGGTCAAATTATACTGATGGTGGTATAGATTTTCTTGACGGAACAGATGTAAAGACCATTACTTATTGCGGCCCTAATCCAGAACTTAAACTAAGTAAAATTCCTAAATGGACACGCAAACAAAAGCTTGTCTTAGCAATCTGTGACTATAAGAATTATCCAAATAAAGTTGACTTAGTTGGTGAGATTTCATTTGAACATTTTAAAGAACGTGCTACACTTAGAACATACGGAGATAAAAGCTGGCATGCAGTTACTCCAGATTTATTAGACGTAATTTATACAAATGAAGAAAAACTTCCTAATTCAACTACAGATACCTAATATTTCGTGATAAATGTATATAAATAACGATCAGACTGAAATTCAATTACTCTATGAAAAGATGCTGTATAAACACCTTGACTATCTTCTTATAGAAAATGTTGATAACTTTGATTGGAATGAATTTTTTCGTCAATATAAAATGGCTTATTACAACTATAATCCTAAATGTATTTTTGAAGATTATAGGCGAATTGAATCAACTGATAAAGCAGATATTTATAAGATATTCTTCAAGAAACGTCTAGATTTAGATTTTACATTACAGATAAATCTTTTACCTAAGAAATTCTTAGAAGATAAAATACTAACGTTAACTTATTCTATTAAAAGCCCTGCTTTGATAAAAGATCTTAAAAATACTATTGAGAAAACAAAAGAAAATATTCTATATGTGGCTTTTCAAGATAAAAATCAAAATAAGAATATAACAGGTGAAGTTGGTAACTATAGTTGGAGTGTTATGAAGGGTGTTGAACATTGTATATTAGATCATTATACTTTTCGAAATAGTTTACCAGATATTTTAATATTTAGAGTTTATAAAAATGAAGACAGGAGAATAGGATTATATAAAAACTTCTTTAAAAACGTAGTATCACATGGACTGACAAATACTCTGATTGATGATTCAGATTCTCAAATTCTAGAAATATATAACTGGAAATCATTACCTTAACAATATGGCCCAAAGTCTACACTATAACGATATTCATTTAATACCTAATTATTCTGAGGTTTCTTCTAGAAAATTAATTGATACTAGTTATCTTCTTGGAAAACATCTCTTTCAATTACCAGTTATTCCTGCTAATATGAAATGTGTTATTAACCAAGAAATAGCAAGAAACTTAGATAGCTCTGGTTATTTCTATATAATGCATAGATTCGGAATTAATAACTTAGATTTTATAAAATGGGCTAGCTCTTCTATGTTTGACATATTTTCTATTAGTATTGGAACCAAAGAAGAAGATATTCAGACTTTATTCAAAATTGCTCATACCTTTCCTCTAGTTGTTCATTATATTACAATTGATACTGCTCACGGCCATCATTTAGTAGTTAAAGAAACAATCAAGAAAATAAAAGATATATTTCCTAAAGCCTTTATTATTGCTGGTAATATCGGAACAAGTAAAGCAGCCGAAGATCTAATAAATTGGGGCTCGTCCGCAATAAAATGTGGAGTTGGCCCAGGAGCAAGTTGTATCACTCGACTAAAAACTGGATTTTACACTCCAATGTTTTCAACAATTTTAAATATTCGGAAAGATCATCCTGATATTTGTATTATTGCCGATGGCGGAATTCAAGAAAACGGTGATATTAGCAAAGCTCTCGTGGCTGGAGCTAACTTAGTAATGGCTGGAAGTATATTTGCTCAATGTATTGATAGTCCCGCTAAGACTAATGGAGATTATAAGGAGTATTATGGATCCGCTAGTTTCCACAATAAAGGACATTCGAATAACATCGAAGGGAAACTCAAGCTAATTAAACCTAATAATATGTCCTATCTTGAAAAAATGAATGAAATTCGGCAAGATTTACAGTCGGCTATATCCTATGCTGGAGGATCAGATCTGACAGCATTTAAAAACGTAGAATGGGGAATAATTTAATTATGATAAAATCCTTCAAAATTAATGACAAATACTACTCTCTTAGACAACTAGATAAAATGAAATTTCAAGTTGTTAAGCAAGATAATGATAAGCATATGTTAATTCTTAAAATTTCTGAGACAGGTGAAGAATTTCCGTGCACTTTTCAAGCAGCTGCTGAGCTTTTTCGAACATAATTATTGATATTTTATCAGATTTCATATATACTTTTTTATATGAGAAAAGAAGTCTTCAGAGTTCACGATAAAATACAAATTATCTCACCTAATATCTTCGTTAGATGCGGTTACCCTCTAACTAAGGAATTAGCTATTAAGAATTTAGTTACTTTTAAAGAAAAACAGAAAATTGCTGATTTAGTGGGTGTATATTTGCATAATGATGATCAAGATAATCTCGAACCTATATGGGATGAACTTAGTAATGGTAATAAATCATCAGCTTATTTTGACATTTTAGATAAATTTGCTCTTCTAAAAATGAGACAAAATAATTTTGGTGGAAGTGAGCGTAAAGTTTATACAGAATTTAAACCTGAATATCTAAATGCTACAGGGACTATCCTTTCTAAGAAATGTGTTCAGTCAGGTATTCACCATAGTGGAGGTAATTATTGTGGTGAATGGGAACCAAGTTATCTTGCTAATCAAAAAACTCATATTATTCTTGAAGTTTGGCTTGATTGTATAAAGAATAATACATACGATTCATATAGGGTTAAAATCGAAGAAACTTGGTGCAAGAAAATATAAATGAATAATTACACTTTTAAAGAACAGGATATTTTTAAAATAATGAAAGATAATCCTAATTTATCAGAATTTTTATATCATTATTATACTATAAAAATTCTTTCAAAAATTAATAAATTAACAATTATATTACCCTTATTAGCAATAACTATTGAATCATAAATTTATGGAACAAATAATTGAAAACACAAACGTTGCAAAACATTTAGGTCAAAAGAGTTCTTATGTAGATCATTATGATCCTTCATTATTAGTTAGAGCTCCTAGACAAAATAATAGAACCAAATATGGAGTTCAAAATGATAAACTACCGTTCGTTGGTTTTGACGTTTGGAATAATTACGAAGTTTCGTGTCTTCTTTATAATGGAATGCCTGTTACCACAGTAGCGAAAATAGTATATTCATGCGATAGTGAATATATTGTAGAAAGTAAATCTCACAAGCTTTACTGGAATGGATTTAATGTAACTAAACTAGGTAAAACTGTTGAAGATTGTTATAGAAATATGGAATTAACAGCTTCTAAGGATTTATCTCAATTACTAGAAACAGATGTAAAAGTATCAGTATTTCATTTAGATTATTCTCCTATCAATCCATTATATGTAAAATATAATAATATAGATAACATTGCAGAATATATCCAAGATAGTGAATTTGTAGAATATAAAATAAACCCAGAATTCTTAAAAGGGGACTTAAAAAGTAATAAACGAATGTCTACTTTTCATACATCTCTTTTAAGAAGTAGATGTGAAATTACATCGGCTCCTGACACTGGAGATATTTTTATTTATTATAAAGGTCTCTATGAAATAGACCAAGAGGGTTTATTAAAATATATTGTATCACACAGAGAAACGAACGAATTCCATGAACCTACAGCAGAACATATTTATATGAATCTTTGGAATAAATTTAAACCAGAAGAATTATCCGTGTTTTGTTTATACACACGCCGCGGAAGTTTGGATATCAACCCGTTTAGAGCTTCTCATTCTTATCTTTTACCAAATGAAATTATTAATCCTTCGAAAAGATGGACTAAAACTATTCGTCAATAATTAAACTTCTCCACTATTCCAAGACCTACAATCATTGGATACAGTAATAAATAATACATTAAGAGAACTTAATCCATTATATACATTAGATGTAGCAGGAGCAATATCATAATAAGGATTATCAATTGCAGGGGCAGTTACAACAACAGATGTTGTATTTGCAGAAAGTGTATATACAGTATTTAGAAAATTAGGATCTTGGAACCCTACCTGAAATTTAAAAGTGCTGGTTGCAGGTATTAATGAACTACTCAAAATATACCCATAAAAATCCATGTTTCCGACAATACTAGGCCAACGGAATAATATACTAGCATTAGTAGCAGAAACCGTGCTTAGAGCAGTTGGGTATACATTACCACTGAGAATATGATAAGCTGTTGCTGATACACCAGATAAATATGTCGTAATTAGTGGCCCGTTTGTATTAGCACTTAGTGCAAGATTAAAATTTACACTATTACCACCAAAATTAGTAAAACTACTAACAGAAAATGCTGTTAGCGGAACTGTGTATTGAGGAACTCCATAATTACTTGCTATTGACATGTAATTATTTATTCCTTTTTACTACAAATTCTGGAGATTTATAGATTTCCTTTTAGATAATCAGAAATTTGCCAAGTCTTTCCTGTTATATGGTCTTCTACAAAATTACGTTGAAAAGCTACTGTTCTCCTCTTAGTATTTAGTAAGCTAATCTGTCTACTTCTAATATAATTTGTATTTCCAGAAACTTTGTTATCGTAATATTCTTGTAGTCGCGTTCTAAGAACCTCTAAGGCAAATTCCTTATTCTGAAATTGAGAACGCTGCGCTTCCGAATGAACTGTTATGCCTGTTGGTCTATGTTTTATCTGTATTGCAGAATTCACCTTGTTTTTGTTTTGGCCGCCGGGCCCTGAGCCTCTACAAGCCGTTATTTCTAAGTCAGAATTTTGAAGTTTTATTTCAGTTTGATTTGGAATAGGTAAAACTGCAACAGTTATAGTTGATGTATGAACTCTGTCGCCTGATTTTTGCTGCCACTTATGATAACCAGATTCATTCTTAAATAAGAAATGAGCATTAGAACCAGAGACTTTAAGAAGAATAAAACTCGGAGTAACTTCTAATAAATCAATTCAGAGACCGTTCTTTTGACAAAAACGTTCATAGATATCTAATTGAGAGAGAATGATGCGTTTGCTATGATCACCCCCTTCTGAACTTCTTAATTCACATAGAATATTACTCATAAAGTTATTTATTCGATAATTCCTGCTCTAACTCAGAAATTCTCTGCTGAAGAGTTAATCTCTGTTCCTGAGTTAATTCTCTGTTAGCTAAACGTTTACGACAACGCTTAATTCTGTTTTTCTTTCGTCCAATAATATGCGCGGCATTCATAAAATTATGATATTTTTCCCAAAGGTTGAGTTTTTCTACAATTACAACCAAGCATACCCTCATCAGGAAATAAAACTGGAGGCTCACCTGGTTGTTTATCTTTACTATGCCAATTATCTCGCATAGTAACCGTTTCTTCGTAATTTATTAGACAATTATCTAAATACTGGGCTAATAGATAATCCGATGTATCAGAATTATTCTCCAAGCTATGTTTGTTGATTAAGTTTAATAATTCTTCTTTAAATCCAATCGGTTTATAAGAAAGTTCTTCTATATAACAGGCATATGGTTTAGCTTCTTTTCTCTGCAATCTCTCAATTTCTGCAACAATAAGAGCACCAGCTTTTACTAGTTCACCAATACGATCACGAAAATCTGGTTTAAAATCTTCAGGTTTCCAAGGCCATCTATAAGTTCTATCACATACAGCATAAAAACCATCCTTAGTAACGTTTATATTAGCAAATGCAGCATAACAGGAAGCAGCCTCTGCGATTTCACCATCTGTGTGGGTATCATCGTGAGCAGGAGTAAACCCCTGGTTTATCTGATTTTGCCGCTCTTCTGCGATTAGGATTAAGGGGTTCTTCATATATGAAAATATATTAAAGGATTATCTGAGGAAGGCAAATCCTTGCTGATATAATTGACCTGTTAATAAATCTTCTCTATAATTATCAGATATAGAAGAAGTAACTTCTTTAATAACCTGTGTTGAAGAAAATTGATTTAGTTTAATAGGTGAATCTTTAGCATTCTGGTAACCACTAAGAAATATTCCCGTCTTAGAATATACTAACCCTGATATCATCAAAGCTATTGAGTTTTTATGTATATTTCCAGTTACTGAAGACATGTCAGGTGGTATATCAACCCAATTTATATTGTCTAGAGAATATTGCTGAGCTATCTTAGCGACCTTAGTATCTTTAGCAGTTCCTTTGACCTTAGGAGCTAAGAAATTTACAATAATTGGTTTATATTCTAAAATTAACTTATCATTGCATAGATAATTCTTCTTGAAAAACCAGAAAGTAAATCCAAATTTTTCTATATCACTTTTCTTCCGAGAAATAATATAGTCTAATTCTTCACCTGCGTGTGGTCCAATAACTGAGATAATCTTAGTATTCATAGAGATTTCCATTCAAATAGATAGCTTCCGCAATCCCAAATACGATTATAACCATTATTCAACATATTTTCAACTTCTGTTAAGTTTTCATCAAAGATTTCTAGTTTTTCTTTGAGTAAGTGTTTTTGAAAATTATAACGGTGTAATCTGGTCATACAATCTTTTGTCATATACCAATAATTAGGTGTTGTTTCTTTTATTAGATTAAATCCATTTTTCTTATACATATTTCCCTGACTCCATCTACGATCACAATAACTAATTATTTGTTCTGGTTTATATTTTTCTTTAAAATGAGATAAAAGACGGCTAAACCCTCCAGGTATATTATAATTTAATAAAGTTGCATATCTTGTTAATTCATATGCGTTTGAGTTAATATTTTCATTACCCGTAGAAGGTCTAAAATTCGTAAAAGATAGAGCTGCAACTATATTATTGTCATATTTTAATGTAAAATTAATACTAGAATTTACTCCTCCTTGTATATGGTTATTTTCGTAAAATTCTCGTATATCTGCATATTTCACTTCTTCAACGATACAATCTCTAGCATATACTGTTTGATTAGAAATACCTAATATACTTAAAATTCGACTTTTTACAATATCAGGTGAATGATTAATTTCATCATGGAATATCTGTAATAGTCTAATTCCTTTTTGTTCGCATTCTCTAAGTTTATCTAAATGATAATCTTTATCTTTTATAATTGATTCACTATGCCAATATAACCCATTTACTTCGATTGCTAAATTTTTACTTGGAATATAGAAATCTAATTGTCTACTTTCATCGAGTATAGATTTACTTCGAGCTAAGTAATCAAACTTATATTCTTTTAAAATATCTTCTATAAATATCTCAATTTTTGTTCCTCTACCCTTATTACAAGTTGGACAATATAAATCATATTTTGGAGCAAGATATTGATTAAATGTATTATTACATTTTAAACATAGCCACTTATAAATTAGGTAATGTCCTTTATAATCCTTTCGTTCAAAACTAGGTTGACAATTTTGTAATTTTGATTTTTCTAGTATTTTATTATATCCAAAATCTAGCATTGATTCAGCTACAGTTATTTTAGCTTTTTCTCTTGATTCTTGCCACTCACCGCTTTGAAGACGTGTTTTATATTCTTCAGACTGAAAATAGTTAGTTACTCCATATTTCTCTAAAAGAATATCTTCCCTTCTACTTTTAATTAAGTCACTATTTAAGACATTTGTAGATCCGTATTTTTCTAAATTAGTCCGGCGTTTTTTATCTTGAACCTCTTTATTAGCTCCTTTACATTTATTAGAACAAGTTTTAGCATACCTAGATCCATTTATTTCTAATGTTCTAAATTGAACTGGTTGACCGCAAGTTTGGCAGACTGGTCTAACTTTAATATCTCTTAGAATACAATAACAACGTTCTTGTAATTTAACATTAGTAAGAAATAGTGTAGCTCCATTAATTTCTTTTAAAATACCTTCTCCCCATTGTTTTTGAAGTAACCCTTCTTTAACAAATTTTAGAGATCCTTTATAAGGCTCGACTGTTTTTTGAAGTTTTTCTATTAGTGTCATCTATACAATTATTTATACCACCAAAGATGAAATCAAGAAAAATCTAAATAAAAAAGAAACCATAGTTTCCTACGGTTTCTTATGTTTTCTAATCGATTTAGTCGATCAAAAATATACTGCTTGGGTTCCGGGAGTAAATGGACTATCTAATCCTTGGAGAATAATTGTATGGTAATACAAATTCGCCCCGAAGATATTGTCAACAACCCCGTATCTGGTTAACAACCCAACGCGTGGCGCGAAGTCATTAGGACCAATAGTCCTTTGAACCATGACAGGAATATATGGACAATAGATAATACCAGTATCGTAGAATTCGCTTCCCTTGAATCCAAGAAGAGCATAATCCAAACGCGATGTGCGGACACTTGAAGGTGGGAATGCTCCCTTACCTTGGAAGTTACCGCCTGCATTGGCTTGGTACTGTGCTTCAGTTCTTGTATCACGGTAAACGTTGAATCTACCACCTAGAGAACCTACCTTCGCAATTCCGACCGGCTGTGTATTTACATTACCTTGGACTGGTACCCACTGAAACTCAGGGAGCATTTCCAAGATAGCGCAAACATTAGGTGTACCAACAATAAAGTTAGCAGCACCACGACGGTTACGGACAGCTATAAAGTTTGCCTGGATAATCAACCTCTGGTAGAAGTCGCGGTTGCGTTCAACTAGCCAGCGGCCATCAGCACTAGCAGGGGACCAGATAGAATATCCAGTACCGTAACCAGCATTGAGGGAAGTTTGGATCATTCTGATGATCATTTCACGGTCGATTTCGGCCTGTAACTCATAACTCATAGCGTTTGTAAGTTCAGTATCGATATCGATACCATTCATGTTCTTCAGATCTTGTTCCAATTCAACTGACCAGCGAGCAGCCAAGCGTCTTGTACCTGCTTCAACTGCAGTCTTCTCGAAAGAGACTACAATCTGAGGAATATTGCTAGTTAACTCGTAATTAGCAAGTAACTGAGCAACACCTTGATCCTGTTGAAGAACTGTGAAAGCAGCATTACCAGATAATTGTCCACTGGATGTACCAGTGAAACGAGTATCTAGATACTGATATCCCAATTCGGGGTTAGCAGACAAAGTAGCCAAGCCAGGGGCAATATTACCATACTGATTACTTGACGAAGCGTCAATTGCACCAGAAGAGTAACCCAAGGCTGTGGGCTCGTATTTATAGCGGAGAGCGAAAGCGAGTCCAACAGGTCCACTCATAGGC